ATTACATATCACCTATTTGGCTCTTCGATTATTTCGGAGAGCTTTTCTTTCTTAAATCGAACCAGTTTCAAACGGAATATAAATTTCCGTATTTGTACCAGCTCACCGCTTTGCGAACGAGATCTATCGTAACGTCAAAAACGTCTGCCAGTTCCCACAGCTCGGTGTGGCCGTTTGCGACGGCGTCGTGCAGTTCGTCCTCCGGCAGCAGTCGTTTTATGGCCCACTTGTCGGCACGCGCCTCGTGCCGCTGCCGGAAATCGCAAGACGAATACACATTGTAGAAAGACCCGGTTACGCAGTGCCCCAATTCATGTGCAATCTTTGTTTTTTCGTCAGCCCCCGACGTGATTTTAGTTGGATCGATAGCGATGTAACATCTACCATCTTCGTCTATCAACGATAGTGCATCACGTTTCTGTAACCGATAGGGCGTGATCTCAACGCACTCCTGTTCGGCTACACCGTACAGATCATTAGTTGTCATTTGTTGTCCTTTCGCGCTCTAACAAACGCCGCAAAACGTTTTACGTCCTCCAAATCCTTTTCGTCTACGTCTTCCGCGTCGCCCCATAACGCAAAAATTAGGGCTTCGTCCTGCTGTGAAAAGCGCGGATTGTGGCGCGGAGCAACCTCTTTTTGCGCATCGCGCTCCGCTGCCAGCATAATAGCTCGCGCTTTTCGCATATCGCCGTTTGCTGCTTCTACATATGTAAGCGGGATATCCGCTAACGCAACGCCGTCCTTGTCGTAGTCGATCGGATCATCAGTACGCCCAAGCAGGTAGTCAACAGACACGCCAAAATAATCCGCAATTTTTCCCGCGGTGTACGAATCCGGCTTCGCGTCTTTGCCAGCCATGTATTGCTTTTTCCAGTACGCCACGCTCCCTCGGCTAATACCGATCTCGGTGCTTGCTTTTGTGGTGGAGATGTTTTTATCCGCGCAAAGCTGTGTGTAGATCTCGGTGGTCGCCGTATCATTAAAAAAAAAAAAATATTTGTTCAAAAGCTATTGACAAGTTCAAATATTTGTTCTATACTAACTGGCGTAGAGCAAATATTTGAACCGCACAAGGAAACAGACCCCCGCTCCCGGGAGCCGCATCCTTGGCTTTGATATTGGTTAGCGTCTATATCATAGCATATGTGTTCAAACATTTCAACTCTTTTACAAAAATAATTGAACTGGAGGTGTGAAAATTGCAATTGGACTGGACCGCGGAGGTCGTTGGGCGCATGCACATGGCGGGAATAACCGGGATTGAGCTTGCCAATGAGGCGGGGATCGCGAACACATACCTGTCAAGTGTGTTGCACAAAAAGCGGGGCGGAAATGAACAAACCCGGCGGCGCATCGTCAGCGCACTGGACCGCCTCGAACAGAAAAAGCGGATTGATCGGTAAAGGAGGACAGCACGATGGCTCACAGTATCGAGCACAGCATCCCAAAAATACAGCTTGATATATTGAGCTGTACGCTGCTAACTGCAATGGAGCGTTTTTATGCTGATCCAGAGAATCTAAAAGGGTACAACGATTGGCTGCAAGGGGAGGGACAAGCGTATGCACAGAAAGAAGCAGTGTGATACCGCGAAGCGCACAGATCGTTTTAGCGTGTCACAGATAGCAGGATTTTTAGCTTGTGTCTTTTTGCTGGATGCGGTATCGATTGGCGCGTCGCTGATAGATCAACGGTTGACTACCGACCAGCCGACAGACCCCGTTGTACTGGTAGGTTCGGGCAGTCCCGGAGCGTTAACATCGGGCACCGCCAAACTGGTGCTTACGACAGGGACGCAAAACACCCAAAGCCCCTATGTGTTTACCGCTGAAGTGCCATTAGATTATCATTTACAGATGGTTATGCAGCAGGCGGCTGAAAAGTATGGTGTCCCGTACGCGTTGCTTTTGGCAATCGCGGAGCAGGAGAGCTCGTTTGACACGACGGCGGACAACGGTGTTTGCTACGGTCTTATGCAGATCCATCCGATCAACTACGCGCGCTTGCGCGGTCTAGGCATCGAGCCGACCGACACCGCGGGAAATATCTTTGCCGGGGCGCTTATCATTGGCGAATATCTGGATAGGTATTCGGATACCAGTATGGCGCTCATGGCTTATAACTGCGGTGAGAGCGGCGCATCCGCCCTGTGGGATCAGGGCTGTTATTCGAGCGATTACTCGAGACGAGTGATATCGCGCGAAGCAAAATGGCAAGACGTCATCGAACAAAAGACCTAAGTAATTAAGGAGGCAATTACTATGTATGAAATGAAAATCACGATTGAGGCACCCGACCTGAGAAAAGCAATCGACAAGCTGGTGGCCGCGGTCAGTGCAGGACAGTTGGACAAGCTGTGCAAGTGCTGTACCGATACTGCCACCCCGAAGGGCGGTGCTGCAAACCCTATGGAGACGGCTCCTGCCGAAGCTGCGCAAACTACCACCACTGTAGCACCCACCCCTGCACAGCCGACTGCGCCGACAGTTGCTGCCCAGACTGCGCCGGTCGAAAGTTACACCCTTGAGGCACTGAGCCGCGCGGGTGCGGCGCTGATTGACGCAGGCAAGATGCCGCAGCTCCTTGCCCTGCTGGGCAAATATGGTGTGCAGGCTGTAACGCAGCTCCCGACGGAGGCGTACAGCGCCTTTGCTGCTGAGCTGGAAGCCCTTGGAGCGCAGCTTTAACAGGAGGTGAGGACATTGCCTACCCCCAAACAGCACGCGCTTCTGAGCGCGTCCAGCGCCCACCGCTGGCTGGCTTGTACGGCGGCACCGCATTTCGAGGAGAGCTTTCCTGATGGGACAAGCCCCTATGCGGAGGAAGGCACCTTGGCGCACGCCATCTGCGAACTGTACGCCCGCAAGAAATTTACCGCCCTGACTACCCGCAAATTCAACGCGGAGCTGAAAAAGCTGCAAGCCCGCCCGCTGTACTCTGACGAGATGCTTCGGACCGCCGAAGCGTATGTGGACTACCTCACGGAGAAGGCTATGCAGTATGCAACGCCGCCTCATGTTGCAATGGAGGTCAAGGTTGACCTCACGGCCTATATCCCGGACGGCTTCGGCACCTGCGACTGTGTTATGATCGGCGGCGACACATTGCATATCACCGACTACAAGCACGGCAAGGGCGTACCCGTATCAGCTGAAAATAATCCGCAAATGAGGCTGTACGCGTTGGGTGCTCTGAGGCTCTACGGGCCTATCTACGGCGACCAAATCAAGCGGGTGTCAATGGGTATCTGTCAGCCCCGGCTGTCACAGGAGGCCAGCGAGGACACCCTCAGCGTGGATGATCTGCTTGCATGGGGCGAGAGCATCAAGCCCCTTGCGCAGGAAGCCTACGACGGCCCCGGAACTTTCTGCCCCGGCGGGCACTGCCGATTCTGCAAGGGCAAGGCGCAATGCGCCGCAAGGGCTGCGTTCTTCACAGGCTTTGAGGGATTCAAGGATTGCATTCCGTTTGCCAAAGCTACACCGGAACAGGTTGCACAGGCTGAGGTGGACGGTCAGGATGGTATCCCTACAAATCTTCTCCCTGATGCAGAGGTCGGCGATCTGCTGATCCGAGCCGAAGGTCTGGTGCAGTGGTACAAGGACCTTCAGGATTACGCCACCGGTGCTATGCTTGACGGCATCGAAATCCCCGGCTGGAAGCTGGTGGAGGGCCGCAGCAATCGCGCCTTTACGGACGTTGATGCCGCTGTCCAGAAGCTGATCGACGCCGGATATGACGAGGCACTGATCTATGACCGCAAGCCGAAGACACTCTCAGAGCTGGAAAAGATGCTCGGCAAGAAGACCTTCTCGGAGCTGCTTTCCGATTGCGTCACGAAGCCGAAGGGCAAACCTACACTTGCGCTGGCAAGCGACCGTCGCGAAGCCTATTGCATCGGTGCCGCCGAGTTTGCGGGTGCTGACCATGCATAACCGGAGTGTGTCGTTTGTGTACGATAAAGCGACATTTTCATTGGCGTATCCGGAGGCGTTTGAAAGCCTTCCTGTTGCAAATTTGCGTAAACTTTTCCAGCTTATGTGCTTTAGCCCGGACGCAATCCGTGCCACGTATGGGGCGCTAAGGGAGCACGAGCTCGAAAGGCGTAAAGCGTGGGAAAAGGCGTCTGCCGACTATGCTGATGGGTATATCGCTGTTAAATTTTATGCAGGCCCGCCAAAACAGGCGATCGCCAACAATAACAAACTACTTGCTACGCTGAAGCGTTCAAAGCATAAGCACGAAAAGTCCAAGAAGCTCTTGGCTTATTTCAAGTCGATCTATGAACCAAACGAAATTATGGAGGAATGAATTATGTATCAAAATGATCCGAAAAGAGTGCTCACCCCCGAATGCCGCCTGTCCTACTGCAACCTCGTGACAGCCCGTGCACCGCAGAACGGTGTGGGTGATCCGAAGTTCAGCGTCACGCTGCTGATCCCCAAGACCGACCCGAACATCAAGCAGGAACTTGATGCAGCCATGGCTGCCGCCGCCGAAGTCGGCGTCAATGCCAAGTGGAATGGTGTCCGCCCCGCCCGTATTGAATCCGTTGTGCATGACGGTGACGGCGTGCGCCCCTCCGGCGAACCTTTTGGGGAGGAGTGCCGCGGCTGCTGGGTGGTCACAGCGTCCAGCAAGAATAAGCCGTATGTCTGTGGCGCAGACAACGTGAACTGCGAACTGGCCCCCACGGACATCTACAGCGGTATGTATGCCCGCGTGTCCATCAACTTTTACGCCTACAACTCTGCTGGCAAGCGCGGCGTCGGCTGCGGCCTGCGCGCCGTGATGAAGACCCGTGACGGCGAACCCCTCAGCAACTCTGTTGTTACCGCTGCCGAGTTTGCTGGCGTTGGCAACTCGAGCGTTGCCCCCGTACCGCGAATTAACCCGCTGACCGGTCAGCCGATGTAATACTTTTTGATGCGCGGGGCGGCGGCCGTCATATAGCCGCCGCCCCTGTATAAACTAGGAGGCGTTTTATGGCACATCATTTGTCTATCGACCTAGAGACCTATTCTGATGTGGATATCAAAAAAACGGGGCTATATCGTTATGCGCAAAGCCCCGCATTCACAATTTTGCTTTTCGCGTACAGCATAGACGGCGCACCGCCGCAGGTCATTGATTTGGCACAGGGCGAGACTATCCCGCATGATGTTCGGTCGGCTTTGACCGATCCTGCGTACATCAAACACGCGTACAATGCGGCGTTTGAGTGGTATTGCCTTAGCCGATATCTAGGTTGTCAACTCCCGCCGGAGCAGTGGCGTGACACAATGCTGCACGGACTGTACGCCGGTTACACTGCGGGTCTGGATGCGACGGGTCGGGCACTGGGCATTCCGGAGGACAAACAAAAGCTGACTACTGGCAAGGCTCTGATCCGCTATTTCTGCGCGCCTTGCAAGCCCACGAAGGCTAACGGCGGCAGGACTAGGAACTACCCGCATCACGATCCCGAAAAATGGGCACTGTTCAAGACCTACAACGGTCAGGATGTTGTGGCGGAAATGGAGATTGAACGCCGCCTATCCGCATTCCCCGTGCCGGATTTCGTTCAGAAGCAGTGGGAAACGGATCTTCTTATCAATGCGCGCGGCGTGGCAGTCGACATGGATTTCTGTGCTGGCGCGTTGGAACTGGGCGAAACCATTCGCGCGCAGCTTACCGATGAGGCTGTCCAGCTCTCCGGTCTGCAAAACCCCAACAGCGTCAAGCAACTTACCCACTGGCTGTCCGTCGAAACCGGTGACGACATCACCACCCTGCGCAAAGAGACGATCAAAGAGATGCTGGGCCGTGACAACGCTGACCACGTCCAGCGGATGCTGGAAATCCGGCAGGAGCTGGGTAAGACCAGCACCAAGAAATATGACGCCATCGAGGCCGCCGTGTGCGACGACGGACGCGTCCGTGGGCTGCTACAGTTTTACGGTGCCAACCGTACCGGCAGATGGGCCGGTCGTCTTGTACAGGTGCAGAATCTGCCCCGTACCTACACGGAGCCGCTGGAGTTGGCCCGTGAGCTGGTCAAAGGTCGCAAGCTCGATGCACTGCGGACAGTCTACGGCTCTCCGAATGACACGTTGTCGCAGCTTATCCGCACCGCGTTTGTGGCTGCCCCGGGCAACGTCCTGATCGATGCCGATTTCAGCGCCATCGAAGCCCGTGTCATATCGTGGCTGGCTGACGAGGAGTGGCGGCTTGAAGTCTTCAGGACGCATGGCAAAATCTATGAGGCGTCCGCTTCTCAGATGTTCGGCGTGCCGCTGGAACGGATCAAAAAAGGTAACCCTGAGTACGCCCTTCGGCAGCGTGGCAAGGTCGCAGAATTGGCTCTCGGGTATCAGGGTGGCGTTTCGGCCATGCGGCAGATGGACACCGGCAAGCTGCTTGCCGACCTACCAGACGAGGAAATCAAAGACATCGTGGATAAGTGGCGCAACACAAACCCTAAAATCCGCAACCTCTGGTACAGCTTTAACGACGCAGCAATCCGGGTCATCCAGAACGGCGGATCTCTCCGCGTTCGTTGCTGCACCTTCGCGCGGGAATGTGACTGCATCCGTGGTACAACCTGTATGACAATCTCGCTCCCGTCCGGGCGCAAGCTCTACTATGTAGAACCGGCTGTCGGTGAAAACCGCTGGGGCGGTCCGTCCATCACCTATATGGGTATTAACGACAAAAACAAGTGGGGTCGCATCGAGACCTACGGCGGAAAGCTGGTGGAGAACGTCGTGCAGGCTATTGCCCGCGACTGTTTGGCGCAGACCATTGCACGCCTTGAAGCCGCTGGGCTCCCTGTGGTCTTCCACATCCATGACGAGGTTGTTATCGACATTCCGGTGTTTGGCACAGACGACGAAATGCTGGACAAAGTAGTCAAGATTATGTCAACACCGATCCCATGGGCTGAGGGCTTACCCCTCGGCGCTGACGGCTGGGTCGGTAAGTTTTTCAAGAAGGATTAAGGAGGACGACGATGAAGATTATTAAGCCTGACGTGCAGTTCATCACCCCGATCGATGGGGCTGTCATTCTGAGGCGCCTTGAGGAGTGCGGGCGCGTCTGCTACAAATCCGAGGGCAAGATTACGGACGACAGCGCCCCGAAGTTCGTTGCAGGTATCATCAAGCGCGGCCACGAGGCGGTCTTAGAGCATTGCAGTTTTACCGTGAAGTTTATCTGTGACCGCGGCGTCAGCCACGAGCTCGTTAGACACCGGATGGCATCTTATTGTCAGGAGAGTACCCGCTACTGCAACTACAGCAAGGCTCAGTTCGGCTGCGAGATCACGGTCATTGAACCGGGATTTCTTACAGGTGACACAACGGGTTATGCGATCTGGAAACAGGCGATGGCGGACGCGGAGCTTGCATACTTTTCTCTTCTGGAATGGGGCTGCACCCCGCAAGAGGCCCGTGCGGTACTCCCGAACAGTCTGAAAACAGAGGTCGTTATGACGGCCAATATCCGTGAGTGGCGCCATTTCCTGCGGCTGCGTACCGCTGCCGGCGCACACCCGCAGATGCGGGAAGTGGCCTTGATCCTGTTGGACAAGGTTCATCGGCTGATTCCGGTATGCTTCGATGATATTGATCCGGGAAAATAAGGAGGAGACATCGAAATGAAAAGAGCTGAAATTTTAGAGGCTGCCTGTAAATGTGTTTGCGGGGAGCGTGAACAGGAGTACGGCAAGCCGGAGAACAACTTTGCCCTTGTGGGCAAGCTCTGGGAGGCGTATACGGGGCACAGCTACACTGCAAAGGATGTAGCGATGATGCTGGCGCTCCTGAAAGTGGCCCGAATCAAAACCGGCGTCAAGGGTGACAGCTTCGTTGACTTGGCCGGTTATGCGGCCTGCGCCGGTGAGATCGCCACGGAGACGCTGCGAGAAAACCACCATGAAAGCTAAGGTTTGCGAAGGCCAATCAAGCGTCAAACTTACCGCGCGCGAGAGGCGAGCACTGGATGCTGAGATCAATCGGCAAATTATGAACGCTGACCGGAAATACACCAACGCTATTGATGCTGCGTTTCTCTTCTTTTTACACAAGCACCTCGGCTTCGGGAAAAAGCGACTTCGGCGTGCGTGGGAACAGTTTACGGTTATCCACGATGATCTGGTCAACTACTATGAAATGCCTGACGACAGCGCTTGGCTTGCGGACCGCAAGCTGCAAGGGATCGGCGTTGATGTCGCGGCATGGAACGCTGAAAAGAAGGAGGACATTTAGATGAACAAGATTAAGACAGTGACCCAAAAGACCGGTAATAAGGCTATACGACCAAATACCTATGCCGAGGCCGTCAGGACCTACGGCAAGCAATCGCAGCTTGTGATGGCGATGGAAGAAATGTCGGAGCTGACGAAAGAGCTGTCGAAGAACCTGCGTGGCGCGGACAATACCGAAGCTCTGGCCGAGGAAATTGCCGACGTAGAAATTATGCTGGAACAGCTCAAGATTATCTTTCGAAACCGCGCTATGGTGGACCGCATCCGCGCGGAAAAACTGGTCCGCCTGTCCGACCGTATTACGGGAGAAGCGCGGGAATGAGCAGTGCGGGGCTACACAAGGAGGCGACGCCTTCCCCGGTGACGGGGGGGGGGGTGATCCTGAGGACAGGAGTACCTGATTATGAACTATGACAGACAAATCACCATATCCGTAGGCAACAACCGCCGTGATATGGTTTGGAAACAGACGGTGTTGACCGTCGATGAACTCTATAAGCGGCTGTCTACGCCGGTCCGCGGGGCTGAAACCCTGCAAGATTATCTGCATCTGAAGAAATCGCAGCAGGATGACCTGAAAGACGTTGGCGGCTTTGTAGGCGGCTCGCTGGTGGGGCGGCGCCGCAAGGCAAACAACGTGACCGGACGCGACATCATCACGCTTGACTTTGATAATGTTCCCGGATGGCAGACGGAAACCATCATCGGCAAAATGGACGAGCTGGGCTATAGCTACTGCATTTACAGCACCCGCAAGCACACGCCTGAACGCCCGCGTCTGCGCGTCGTCGTCCCGACCGACCGGACTATGACCCCCGACGAATACGAGCCGTGCGCGCGCCGTGTGGCGGCTCATGTGGGCATCGGTATGGCTGACCCGACCACGTTTGAAACCTGTCGGCTAATGTATTGGCCGTCCTGTTGTTCCGACAGCAAATTTGTCTACAAGGCCGTAGACGCGCCGCTGATATCCGCAGACGCGCTGCTTGGTACATATGCCGACTGGCACGACCTGACGAGTTGGCCGGTGGTTCCCGGCGCTACCAGCTATCAGAAGCTGGCTATGAAGCAGGGCGACCCCGAAGAAAAGCAGGGCCTTGTGGGTGCCTTCTGCCGCACCTATAATGTGCCGGCTGCTATGGACGCCTATCTGCCCGGCATCTATGAGGCCGTGGACAACGACCCCGACCGTTATACCTATCTGGGTGGCTCTACTACGGGCGGCGCGATCATCTACGATGGCGGCAAGTTCTTGTTCAGCCACCACGCGACGGACCCGTGCGGCGGACGGCTGGTCAATGCCTTTGACCTAATCCGGCTACACAAGTTTGGAGACAAGGACGACAAAGCCGCGCCGGAAACACCCGTCGCAAAGCTTCCGTCCTACAAGGCCATGTGCGATCTGGCGCTGGCCGACAAGACCGTATGCGCCACGCTCAACCGTGAGCAACACGAGCAAGCCGTGCGGGAGTTCGAGGGTATGGGCAACGACCCCGCGCCGGAGGACGACACCGCATGGGCAGAAAAGCTACAGCGGACACAGGACGGTAAGATCAAGAGCACCATTGACAATGTGCTCATTATCCTTGACGGCGACCCGCTCCTGAAGGGCAAGTTCGCCCTTAACCAGTTCGCGGGACGTGGTGAGGTGTTGGGACCGCTGCCGTGGAAAAAGGACGGCAAACGCCGCCTGTGGTCCGACACAGACAGCAACGGTCTGTACTGGTATATGGAACGCTTCTGGGGCATCTCCGGGCGCGGTAACATCGACAGCGCCCTTGACATCCACGCTTCGCAGCACGCATTCAATGAAGTCCGCGAGTACATTACTCGCTTGACATGGGACGGCGTACCCCGGCTGGATACGCTGTTCATTGACTACCTTGGTGCTAAAGATACCCCATACAACCGCGCTGTATGCCGCAAGAGCTTCACTGCAGCCGTTACCCGCGCTATGATACCCGGCTACAAGTACGACAATATGGTTATTTTGGCCGGTCCGCAGGGTATCGGTAAAAGCACCCTGTTAGATAAAATGAGCCGTGGCTGGTTTAATGACAGCATACGCACCTTCGAGGGTAAGGACGCGTCAGAACTGCTGCAGGGTGTGTGGCTGGTGGAGGTGTCGGAACTGGATGCCTTCCGCAAGACCGACGTCGCCCGCATCAAGCAATTCCTATCCTTGCGCGCCGACCGCTACCGCGCAGCGTATGGCCGTCACGTCTCGGAGCTGCCCCGGCAGTGCGTGTTCTTCGGCTCCACCAATACAACGGACTTCCTTCAGGACACGACCGGCAACCGGCGTTTCTGGCCCGTGGACGTAGGCGAGCAGCCGCACACCAAAACCGTGTGGCGTGACCTGACCGACGACATTATCGACCAACTGTGGGCGGAGGCAAAGGCCCGCTGGCAGGCGGGCGAATCGCTGTATCTGACCGGCGACGTGGAGCAGGAGGCAAAGATCAAGCAGGAAGAGCACCGCGAGGTATCTGCCCGCGAGGGCTTGATTAAAGACTTTGTTGAAAAGCAAGTGCCAGTGGATTGGTCGAAGTGGCCTATTGACAGGCGGCGGGACTACTGGGCGGGAGCTACACGGACACCGGACGGGCAGGAACTTGAGCTCGTGGACCGTGACCGTATCGCTGCCGTAGAGATTTGGTGTGAACTATTTAACGGAAATGTCCGTGATTTGAAGCCCGCTGACACGCGTGAATTTAACGCTATTTTGGCGCGACTGGACGGCTGGAAGCGGTCTGGAAATGTTATCCGAGTGGGTCCGTACAATGTACAGCGCGGCTTTGTCCGGGCATGAAAAAAGCTGTAACATTATGCTGTAACACTGAATGTTACACGGCTCTGCGCCTGTAACACTGTAACAAAAGTGTTACAGCAGATGTTACAGCGAAAAAGCCCGTATTTCAAGGGCTTTTTAGACTTTGTAACATTGTAACATACTTTTTCTATTGATTACTTGAAATAAAGGGCGTATGGGCGTTATACGCCATAGCGCCTATATGCACGGGAATTATAGGAAATAGGGTCCAAAACGTTACATTTGCTACCAACAAGGAGGAACTAAATGCTCGAATCCTATCACGAAAACTATTACGAAAATAAACTGAGAACCAGTGTCCAGAAACTGGGCCACGGCATCCGGTGTTTGAAGTTTGAGAGCCCCGGGTTTTCCGGTGTTCCTGACAGGATCATCCTGCTTCCCGGTGCAAGGGTGATTTTTGTCGAGCTGAAGAAACCCGGGAAGACGGAACGCAAACGGCAGCTTTAGGTTCAAGGGCTGTTACGGGCACTGGGCTTTGAAGTTTTCTCATCGGTCGATAGCGCGGAGAAGATCGAAACCGTGATTGCACGATGCAGGGAGGTGCTGAGGAATGAAGGATTTTTGCCCGCATAACTATCAGCAGTATTGCATTGACCGGATCATTCGTGATCCGGCATTGGGGCTTTTCTTGGATATGGGCCTCGGCAAAACGGCTATCACGCTGACTGCGATCAAGCGGTTGAAGTATGAATATTGGGCGGTACGGAAAGTGCTTGTCATTGCACCGAAGAAAGTGGCGGAGTCCACGTGGGACAAAGAAGCTGCAAAGTGGTCCCACCTTTCGTGCCTCCGGCTGGTACACGTCCTTGGCACCGAGGGGCAGCGTGCTGCGGCACTGGCCCAAACGGCGGATGTTTATCTTATCAATCGCGAGAACGTGCGATGGTTGGTAGACTATTACGGACACAGCTGGCCGTTTGATATGGTGGTCATTGACGAGAGCAGCAGCTTCAAAAACCATCAGGCAAAGCGCTTCAAGGCACTGAAGCTGGTGCGCTCTCGAATCAACCGCATTGTGGAGCTGACCGGCACGCCGAACCCTCGCAGCCTTATGGACCTGTGGGCGCAGGTGTACCTGCTGGACTGTGGGCAGCGGCTGGGTCGTACCATCACGTCTTACCGCGACGCGTACTTTGTGCCGGACAAGCGCAGCCGCACGACGATATTCAGTTATGCGCCGAAGTTGGGCGCGGCAGACGAAATCTACAGGCGTGTTTCCGACATCTGCATCAGCATGAAATCGGAAGACTACCTCGATCTGCCCGAACTGATTTATGAGGATATCCCCGTTAAGCTGGACGCTGCTGCGCAGAAGGCTTACGACCGTTTGGAGCGGGGCACGCTGCTGCAGGTGGACGAGACCGTCATCACGGCAGGCTCTGCCGCTACTCTGCGTTGCAAACTCCTACAGCTCTGCAATGGCACTGTGTACGACGAGGACGGGAACGTCATCACCGTGCATGACTGCAAGATCGAGGCGCTGCTTGAGACTGTGGAGCAGCTGAACGGGCAGCACGCGATTATCTGCTACAACTTTAAGCACGACCGTGACCGGTTGTTGCAGGCGCTGGAAGTTACACGTCTGCGGGTGAGAGTGTACGAGGGCAAAGCGGAGGAAGACGATTGGAACGCCGGTAACATCGACCTGCTGTTAATGCAGCCTGCGTCCTGTGGCTATGGTCTCAACCTGCAAGAGGGCGGTCATCACGTCATCTGGTTTGGCCTGAACGATAGTTTGGAGCTGTACCAGCAGACCAACAAACGCTTGCACAGGCAGGGGCAGCCGTACCCCGTCATGATCCATCACTTGGTGGTGCAGGGCGGTACGGACGAAGATGTCATTAAATCTCTGGGCGGCAAAGCTAATGCACAGGACAGTTTGCTGGAAGCCCTGAAAGTTAGAATCCAGAAAGCAAAAAAGGAGGCGGCAGCATGACCATCAAAGAACTATCGCAACTGTACTGGCTTAACCGCGAGATTGAAATGGACAAGCGTCGACTGGAAGAGCTTGAGGTGGTAGTGTCATCGCCAAAGGCCCAAAAGCTAGACAGTATGCCGCACGCCTCGGGATACGGAGACGACTTGGCACGGTGCGTGGCTGAGATCGTCGACCTTAAAGCAATTATCGCGGCGAAACAGCAGCAGTGCATCTACGAGCGCAATCGTCTCGAACGGTACATATCCAGCATACCAGACAGTCTAACCCGGCAAATATTTACGTTGCGTTTTGTGAGCGGGCTCCCTTGGCTACAGGTGGCATTTAGTGTGGGGGGCGCTAACACGGAGGACAGCGTAAAAAAGACCTGTTATCGTTATTTGAAGCGCGAAAAAGGCGGTGAGAAATAAAACATGTCCCGTTTGTCCCGTCGGTCAGTGATACAATGATATTATGGATCCTTGGGTATGAAAGAGAGGCGGCAAGAGCGGCTTAGCCTCCGGCCAAACCGCCTGTACTCAAGGATCTTTTTCTATTGAGAAAAAGGCGAGCGGGGCATTATGAGAATCTCCGTGGGTGGGTTAGGGGCTTATTTGTATCGAAAGCGAGGTGATACATCATGACTGATAGACAGCAAAAATTTGCGGATGAGTACATCATAGACTGCAACGCAAGTCGTGCATATAAGGCTGCATACCCGGGTGTGAAAAAGGATTCCGTGGCAGGAGCAGCGGGTGCACGGCTGTTAAAGAATGTTAGGATAAAAGCCTATATCGAGGAAAAGCTGGCCGAAATAAGCAGCCAGAAAACAGCAAAGGCAACTGAGGTTATGGAGTATCTTACCTCGGTGATGCGGGGCGAACATACCGAAGAAATCCCTATTCTGTGTGGTGACGGTTGCCAGGAGTTGACAGAAAAAGCAGTTGGAGCCAAGGAAAGGTTGAAAGCTGCTGAATTGATTGGCAAGCGTTATGGTATGTTCACGGATAAGGTGGATGTCGACGGCGCTGTGCCGGTTGTGATCACGGGGGGTGACGCGCTTGAAGATTGATGTGCTTGGCGCAAAGTATGATGTGCATTATCGTACGCCGAATCAGGATGCTTTTTTACACGACTGTGACGGCTATTGTGACAAAACGACGCGCGAGATCGTCGTCAAAGCGGGCGATAACAGCAGTGGATTGGGCGACAACGACCGTTATTTGCGAAAAGTGTTGCGCCATGAAATTATCCACGCTTTTTTGTTTGAATCAGGTATTGCCGAAAATTATCGAAGACCTGAATGGGGGGGGCACGACGAGACAATGATTGATTGGATGGCGTATCAGTACCCCAAAATCACAAAAGCACTTGCGGAGACTGGTTGTCTTGAAGATTAAGACGGCGCAGCAACTGTATTTGCCCAATATCGTAGGCAAGGGTTACGGAACCTTCTGGAACTTCAAAGGTCGTTACCGGGTGTGCAAAGGCTCCCGTGCCTCCAAAAAATCAAAAACCGCGGCGCTGAATAATATCACACGGATTATGGAATACCCGCAAGCCAACCTGCTTTGCGTGCGCAAAACATACCGCACATTAAAAGACAGCTGCTTTACGGAGCTTAAATGGGCTATCCACCGCCTTGGTGTTGATGCGTGGTGGGACATTAAGGAGAGCCCGCTTGAAATGACCTACAAGCCCACCGGACAAAAGATCCTTTTCCGCGGGCTTGACGATCCGCTGAAAGTAACCTCCATCACTGTGGAGGTTGGCGTGCTTTGTTGGCTGTGGGTTGAGGAGGCATACGAGATAAGCTCCGAGGCGGCGTTTGATACGCTGGACGAAAGTATTCGTGGTGAAGTGCCGCCGGGGCTGTTTAAGCAGGTCACATTAACATTCAACCCGTGGAACGAGCACCACTGGCTGAAAGCCCGATTCTTTGACCAGCCGCACCCTGATGTGTTGGCGATGACCACCAATTATCTTTGCAACGAGTGGCTGGATGACGCAGACAAAAAAGTTTTCGATACGATGCGTGTCAACAATCCGCGCCGTTACCGTGTAGCGGGGCTGGGGGATTGGGGGATCGTTGACGGACTGGTCTACGAAAACTGGGAGGAACGACTGTTTAGCCTCGATGAAGTCAGGCAAACGCCCGGCGTGCAATCCGCGTTTGGGCTTGACTTTGGATACACCAACGACCCTACCGCATTGTTTTGCGGTCTGATAGACACCAGCAGCAAAACGCTCTGGGTGTTCGACGAAATATACAAGCCTGGCATGTCCAACGAGGCGATAGCTCAGACGGTTATCAGCGCAGGTTACGCCAAGGAGCGTATCCGTGCCGATGCCGCCGAACCGAAGAGCATCGATCGTTTGCGCGTGCTGGGCTTGTCGCATATATGCAATGCCCGCAAAGGCAAAGACAGTATCAGCAACGGCATTGACTTTGTGCAGGACTACAAGATTATTGTGCATCCGCGATGTACCAATTTTCTAACCGAGATTGGCAATTACACATGGGCGACGGATGCCAAGACCGGTAAAAAACTCAACCGCCCCATAGACGACTGCAACCACCTCATGGATGCTATGCGGTATGCGTTGGAGCCGTATATGGTTCCTGCTCCGCAAGCGGGGCGTGTGTGCAATGTTATCAACAGGAGATGACCACTATGCTGACAAATTTAGATTTCATTTCGCCGGGGCAGACTTGGCCGCCGCCGAGCGAACGCGATCGGCTTGACCGGTACGCCTATAACCGCGAGCTGTTTGGCAACACCTGCGACAGCAAATATAAGGCGCAAGCGGAGCGCATAGGTCGGGTGATTGGCAGCTATGACAAGCTAATCAGCTATCACATCGCGCTGAATTACCCCAAACGGATTAGCACCAAGACAGCTGACCTGCTGCTGGGCGAGCCCCCAAAAATTGACGCGGGCGATCAGACGGATGTGCTGGATGCCATTGCCGCGCGGTCGTCGCTGATTGGCGGCACACTCCGCGAAGCTGTGCTGGATGTCAGTATGTGTGGTGATGGGCTGCTGTATGCGCGCCGAACGGATGAGGGGGCGGTCGTGGATGTGGCAGCGCCCGAGACGTGGTTTCCGGTCGTGTCGCCGGATAATGTCAAACAGATCACGCACCATGTGCTTGGCTGGACATACGACGAGGGCAGCGGGGACAGCAAAACCACCTATTTGCGGTTGTGCATCCACGAGCGGGGTCAGTATACTACCCGCACACACATCCTTGACGGCGGCACGATTGGCGCACAGTGCGAGGATGATACCGTGGTGCAAACCGGGCTTGACGATTTCGCCATCCTGCATATCCCCAACACCACCACATCGCGCGACCTGTGCGGCCAGGACGACTATGCAGATATTGACAGCATTGTCTCCGAGCTGGAAGTGCGATTGGCGCAAATCGCCAAGGTGCTGGATAAACACACTGAACCGACGATGCAGGGCCCCGCTTGTGCGCTGCAGGACGATGGCAACGGTAACAAAGAGTTTCCCGCCGGTAACTATGTTATCAATCAGGACGAGCAGGGCAACACCGCCAATGTAGGCTACCTCACGTGGGATGCGCAGCTGGCTGCCAACTTCACGTTTGTGGACAAGCTGATTGACCAGCTGTATACGCAATCCGAGATGGGCGCGGCAATCTTCGGTGACACCGCCAACAAAAGCGGGTCCATCCCCAGCGGTACCGCGCTGCGGCGCATGATGATATCCCCGCTCGCCAAAGTGGCGCGCATCCGCGGCAAGCTGGATGTGGCGCTGAAAAAAGCGCTGCGTATGGCGGCGTTGTTGGATGGTGTGCGTATTGATGACATCTCCATCACCTGGCAGGACGGTCTGCCGGACGATCCGAAAGAATCGGCGGAGATCATGCAGATTCGCACCGGTAACAAGGCAACAATCAGCCAGTACAGTGCTATCCAGCAACTGGATGGTCGTACAGACGCGGATATCGAGGCGGAGCTGGAGCTGATCCGGCAAGACGATGAGATCGCATCCGGAGGATGGGCGCAAGCCACAGACACATCGCCGCTGGATGACGGCATTATAGCCGAGGGGGACACAGAGAGCGGTGATGCGTAATGACCAGCGAGGATAAGCTGATCAAGCTGTATGAGACAGCGGTCAAGGAGCTGTACCGTGAGATTGCCTACAAGGACTGGTATGGCAACAGCACTGGCTATCAGCGGGCATTGCTGGACAAGGTCAAGGCAACGCTGAAAAAGCTCAAGCGCAAAACACCCGGCGCGGTGCGCGAAGCCTTGGAGCAAGCGTACGCCACGGGGCTGACATCATTTTGCAAGGACACCGACACCGCGTTTACGCCGCGTGTCAACTGGCGGCAGTTGGATATTATGATCCAGAACGCCGTTGACCAGCTGACGGTCGCGACCAATCGGGTGGGGCGTATCTGGCAGGATGCTATCCGCCGCGCCGGCGTCGAGGCAACAAAGCATAAAATGGCGACCGGTCAGACGGTCAATCAGATGCGCCGGCAGCTGGCGATTGAACTGTACAACCTCGACCTCAAGGGCAGGAACGGCAAAACTGGCATTGCCACCAAGCGGGGCACGATGGGTATTGTGCCATATGCCGCACTGGTGGCGCGATCCACGACTGCGGAGGCACAAAACGCTGCTAAAATTGACGCAGCGGGGCAACACGGCTATGATTTGGCTAGATTTACCTCCCACGCGCCCAAATGCGCCGTCTGCGCGCAGTACGAGGGTAGAGTGTACGCCCTGACAAAAGAGGCTGCAAACGGCAAATACAAGGGAACCAGCGGGGATCCGTTGCGGTTCCCTTATTTGTATGACACAGCTTTTGCGAGCGGGTACAACAACATACACCCCAACTGCCGTCATCGGTTGACCATCATCGTACCGGCGCTTTGCACGCCCGAACAGCTGACGGAGTGGTCACGCCAGTCGATGCGCCCCTTTGTGGATACCCGCGGCGACCGTGAGCGCAAGGCGTATGCTGCTGCGCAAGCCAAAAACCGCGCCCGGTGGCAGGATCGGCGGCAATGGGAAAAATACCGCGCATTACTTCCGGATCAGACCCCTGCCAACTTCGGTGCGTTCCGCACAATGAAACAATCCGAATCGCAGCGCTGGAAAGACCTGCAGGCGGATTATCGGTATGTTGCAAAAGCTGTAAAACGTGATATAATATTGACGGATGATGAGCAGGCAGCTGTGTTGTCTTATGTTAGCGCAGGCAGTTATGTCCTTAACGCTAAATTAAGAGAGGGTATTCCTTTAACACCGCAGGAAAATAGCATGGCTGCTTCTCTCGACAGTGCTTTGCAAAAGTTGCCGAAGTATAAAGGCGAGGTTATTCGGTCATTGAAATTTTACACAGATAAGGAATTGAATAAGTTTTCCGCTGATTGTGTTGAATGCTGGGCTACACGCAAACGAATGTTGTGCACGGCATTCACATCGACTTCCGTAAAAAGTGGTTATCACGAGCGCCCCAGTGTGTTGATGTACATAGATTCCAAACAGGGGCGCGATTTGCGTGAATACAACAGCGCTGAAGCAGAAATACTTTTTCCGAGGGGCACACGATTTGCGATTGACCGTGTGTGGTTTGGGGACGATGGGACAATATGTGTGAAAGCGAGGGACGTAACAGATGAGTTTAACGTTTGACGAATTTTGCCGGCTGCCGCATTCGGAGCAGTGTGTGCGATATAAAGAATTGTCATCTCATGATCGTTTTCTTGCGAGGGTGAATGACTGTGGCGGGACAGATGATCCCAAAAGCGACAAACCTTGTAAGTTATCGAAAGAGCAATTCGAGCGCATCCTTGAAACTTTCTACGGCGCAGATAAAACCGACGAATAACAAAAAGGGAGCGACCAGCTTTTGGTCGCTCCCGTGTTATATGCGATTGGTGATGTCAGGTGACCGACGAAACGATGCCCGCGATAATCAAAAATCCGACCAGACATAGGGCGAAAATAACGGGTACCGGAGATGATTCTTTGTCATTGGTCGGTTGCTCCGGGGCGATACCTTGAAACGGTGCGGGGGCAGCGGTATCGTTTGGCGTTGCTTGCTCTGCACTTTCGGCAGCGGTGTTCGGGTCACTTTGTGTCGGCGCATCGTTTTGGTTTGGCTGCTGCCGTGTAAGCAATTGCAGATACCACAAGGTGCTGCGCGTGTTGCGCTCGATCCGATACAGATACACCATGAAGTACACCAAGATGGCGATTCCGATAGCGGCACCGATCAGAGCAAGAATGATGTACGGTACGCTGCTTCTGCTGGAATAGTACGAGTATGCGTTGATCCAATTCATTTTACATCCCCCCGTTTATAGTATCATTGTCATTTAAGCAAAGAGTAAATAAATAGCGGCCATTGCAATTAATACAGCGGCAATTAAAATTGCAAAAACAATTTTTTCTGTTTTTGTCATGGACCTGTCTTGCTGTGTTTGCTTTTCCTGCACGTCTTTTTCTGTCAACCACTTCATATACTCCGGTCGCTGAGCATTGGCGTTTGGCTCACTGTTTGGCGTTGTTGTTCCGTTTTCTTGCATATGATACAGCAACTTATAGATTTCTTCAATCCCTTTTGTCTGTCGGTTGATTTGAAGCATAATCCACACCAGAATGGCGATACTGACGATAGCACCAATAATTACTAGTATCAAAAATCCGTCTGTGTCGTTTCTAGAATAGTAAGCGTTGATCCAATTCATTTTTACATCTCTCCGTTTATTTGTTGGTTGCTACCATGATGATGACAACGAGGATGACGACAGCGACAAAGAGGCTACCGATGCCTATGCATATCTTTTCCACTGTGGTTACCGGTTTGCTTCGCGGTGCATTTCGCTTGTCTCTGTCTGCCAGCTCTTTCAAATACGGCTGCACAGGGGGTTCCGCCGGATGATCGGTAGGAGGATTGTCTGATTGCATACGATACAACAGCTTGTAGATTTCTTCGATACCCTTGGTTTGCCTGTTGATCTGCAGCAGTATCCACACCAGTATAGCGATGCTTATAGCCGCGCCAAGCAAGGCGATAAGGATGTACGGAGCATCCCTGCCGCTGGAATAATAAGCGGGTAGCCAGATCATTTTACATCCCTCCAAAGCAATTTCTAATACAAAAATACCACACAATGTACCAAAAATCAATCTTTTTGTTTACAACCGTCCGAAAGGGCGGTTTTTTCATGCCCAAAACGTGCTGACCGGCGCTAAAAGCTGCACGGGTCGACGGACATTAAACGGAAATATGGGCGACGGCCCTAAAACGGGAGGAACACGATGAGCGAACCCATCACTACCCCCGCCGCACCGCCGGCAGAACCGGCAGCGGGGGAACCGCAGGCAGTCACCTTTACGGCCGCGCAGTTGGCTGAAGCAGACCGCATTGCGGACGAGCGGGCGCAGCGCGCTACCAACTCGGCGCTGCGTGCGTATTTTGCCCAGCAGGGCATGACCGAGGAGGAGGCAGCGGGAGCACTGGCGGCGTACAAGGCGCAAAAAGCGTCCGAAAAAACGCCGGAGCAGCTGGTGCACGAAGCACAGCAGACCGCTGACAGCCGGGTGAACACCGCCAAGCAGAGCCTGTTGCAGATATCGGCACGGGCGGCAGCGGCGCAGCTGGGCGTAAAAGCGGAGCGGCTGGACTATGTGCTCAAGCTGGCTGACCTGTCCGGTGTGGAGGTCGGCGACGATATGCAGGTGGACGTGGGCAAAGTGACCGCCGCCGTGCAGTCGGTGCTGGACGCTGTGCCGGAGTTGGGAGCGGGTACACCTGCCCCCAACACACCGCCCGCCAATCCGGCCAATATGCCGCCGGTAGCGGGCAAAGACAATCCGTGGAGCCGGGAGGGGTACAACCTGACCGAGCAAGGGCGCATTATGCGCACCGATCCCAAGCTGGCGGAACGGCTGAAAGCTGCCGCCGGCGCAAACTAAAACCTGAAAGGATGATTATGTAATGGCAGTAACAAAACTCTCTGATGTGATCGTACCCGAGGTATGGGTACCGTATGTGCAGCAGCAGACGACCGAACGATCGGCGCTGGTGCAGTCGGGCATCATCACCTCCAGCCCCGAGCTGGATGAGTTGGTGACCGGTGGCGGAAAAATTATCAACATGCCGTTTTTCAACGACCTGACTGGTGATGATCAGGTGTTGCCCAACCAAGGCAGCAAGCTGACGGTGGATGGCATCACGACCGGACAGGACAAAGCGGTGCTGTTGATCCGCGGTAAAGCGTGGGGTGCCCACGAACTGGCGGGCGCGCTGGCTGGTGCCGACCCGATGAAAGCTATCGCCGACCGGTATACGGCGTGGTGGACCCGGCAGGAGCAGAAAGTGCTGATCAGCGTGCTGACCGGTGTGTTTGGCTCGGCGCTGTCCAGTCACGTCAACGACATCTCGAGCGATACCGGCGCAGCGGCGGTGATCTCTGGCGGCGCGGTGCTGGATACCAAACAGGCGCTGGGTGACGCGGCGGACGCGTTGACGGCTATTGTGATGCACTCGGCGGTCAAGACCGAGCTGCAAAAGCAGGGCTTGATCGAATATGTGCGTACCCCCGAGGGCGCGCTGGCGTATCCGTCGTATCTCGGCTATCGTGTGATCGTGGACGACAATATGCCGGTGACCGGTTCCGGCGATGCGCGCGTGTATACCACCTATCTGGTTGGTATGGGCGCTATCGCCCGCGGCGAAGGTGTGCCGACATCGATCACGCCGGTGGAAACCGACCGCGACAGCCTGGGCAGCGAGGATTATCTGATCACGCGCCGGGCGTTTGTGCTGCACCCGATGGGTGTTGCGTGGAAAGAGCCGGCGGCGTATACCACTGCGACTGATCCCACGCCCGCCAATGTGGATCTGGCGAAAGCCGCCAACTGGCAGCTGGTTGTTGACCACAAAAAAGTGGCACTGGCGGCGATCAAGCACAAGCTGGTGCCCAATGTGACGGTCACCCCGGGCGGCAGTGATACGCCCTCCGGCACCTAATCATGAGCATGACGTTCTTTATGCCCCGGCCGGTGTCACAGCCGGTCGGGGATGAAACGGCAAAGGGGGAGGCTGATGGAAAGCTATGCAACGATCCAGTACGCCGACGAGTATCTGGGCGGACTAACCGGCAACGACGCGTGGGTGGCCGCAGACGAGCAAGTGCGACAAAAAGCCCTGCTGACAGCAACGGTACAGATTGATGCCTTGGCTGCTTGCGGCGCCGGATTCCGGGGAGCTAAGGCACAACCGGAGCAGGAGCTGGAATTCCCACGCACACCTGACGACACGGTACCGACGGCGATCAAGCGCGCGTGCTGCCACGAGGCGGCGGCTATCCTCGACCAGATGTCTGATGCTGCGGCGACAAGCCGGGCGCGTGCCATCCGTCAAGGGGTGTCGTCGGTATCTATCGGCGATGCCAGCGAGAGCTACGTCAAGGCGTCGGAGCTGCGTGTGGGTGTGCAGCAATATTTGCTGTCGCCTATTGCGGCGGCGCTTGTCCGCCCGTATTTGGCTGTGCAGGGGGTGTATCCCATCGTATGAGTACGATATCGGATAAGCTGACCGACGCGGTCATGATCAAGCGCCGGCAGGGATACGATGACACCGGCGCACCGCTGTACGATACGCCGGAGCCGCTGCTGTGCCGCGTTGTGGATGATCGCCGCATTGTTAAGGACGCGACGGGGCACGAGGTAGTGTCCGAGCGGGTGCTGTATACCGAGCAGCCAATTGCCCTTGACGATGCGCTGGTGATTGACGGCAAAGACACCGCCATCATCCGCGTGGCGCATAAGCGCGGCGTATACGGTGGCTATGACCACACGGAGGCACGGCTATGAGCAATGATGTCAAGGTGACATGGCGCGGCGGAGCGCTGAAACAGGCATTACGCGCGGCGCTTGGCGGTGCCAACTATGACAATGCGGTGGATCTGGCGGGGCAAGCGGCTGCGCAAGCACCAATCGAAACTGGTGATCTGCGCGGATCGTTGGAGCCCGGTGCCAGTGACGGGCGCTTTGGCAGCGCTGACGATGGACTGACAATGACAGTCGGGTCTAATCTACCATATGCCGCCAAACAGCACGAGGACTTGGGCCTTAACCACAACGGTCCCGAGGTGCCGGGCGGTAAAGCCAAATACTTGGAGGATCCGCTAAACGCCAATCGCGACAGGTATATGCAACATCTGGCTGACGCAGCAAAGGAGGTGCTGGGCGGTTGAATCTTACCAAAGATACCAAAGTGCTGCTGGTAGCGTCCGGCATCACCGAGCCGATCTATCGGTCACATCTGCCGGATGGCGACGAGGTACCCGATGATGTGGTCGCGCTGTACGAGTACGCCGGTACGCCTACCAACAGCCTCGACAGTCGTTTTGGCGGCTATTCGCTGCAGGTGGTGACCCGCGCCCGATCCTTCGACGGGGGATTGGAGCGGGCAAACGCCATCGCTGCGATGCTGCGGGATATCGGCAATCTCCAAGCGGGGCGCGAGCCGGTTTCTGTCGACAACACCATCTATATCCGTTTTGCGGCCTTGCAATCCCCCTTCAAGCTCAAGGAGGACGACCAAGGGCGCATTTATTTTGCACAAAATTACCGGGTGTATGCCCGGGAGAATTAAAGGAGGACAATCCCTATGGCTGAAAACAAACAAATGGAAGCCCTGCCGCGCATCGGTTGTGATATGCTGCACTTCGCTGTGCTGAAAAGCGACACCGCCGAGGGCGCGACCTACGATACCGCGGTGCACCTGGCCAACGTCAAGAGCGTGGGCTTTAACCCGGGCAGCTCGGTCAGCACTTTTTATGCGGACGACGGTCCGCGCGTCAATTTCGCGCAGATCGGCGATCAGACGGTTACGGTTGATCGCGCCGACCTGCTGCCGGAGGAGTATGCACTGATTACCGGTGCGTCGTACACCAAAGGCCTTGTGCGCGTGGGCAATCCTACACCGCCCGCAGGTGCTGTGATGTGGCGCTCTCAAAAATCCAACGGCAAATACCGGTATCTGCGTCTGCTGAAAACCACCTTCGGGGTGCCGCAGATCGATTCCAAAACCAAGGAATCCAGCGTGGATTTCCAAACGCAGTCCATCGAGGGCCGCAACGCGCTGCGTGTCTACGACAGCATGGGCTTTGATTTCATCGACGAGGATGATCCCAAGCTGGATACCAGTATCACCAAAGAGGTGCTGGACAAGGAGTGGTTTGCGGATCCCAACTTTGACCCGACCAAAGCGTATGTGGCTAACCAAGCCGCTGTCAAGCCGACGGTAACCAAATAAAGGAGGACGCGCAGGATGATTGAACTCAAGGTAACCATCAACGGCAAAACGCACATTGCCCCGCCGCCCAAGCTGCGGCACTTCAAGGGCTTTCTGCGATTCCTGCGCACGGCGGGGGCGTCCGATTCCTCGGACGCCTCTGTCGATGATCTGTACGCGTACATCGCCACGCTGTTTGACAGCCCTGACGTGACCGCGGAAACGATCAACGACGCATCCTTTGAGGATGGCGCAAAGTTGCGGAGCACTTACAGTCAATGGCTGTCGCAATATATGCCGGATGACGCAAAAAACGGGGAGGCCCGGTAGCGCCGCACCAGCTCTACCGGGAAATGATGTCCATCTATACGGTGTTGCTGCGGCAGGGCGTCAGCCCGTCACAGCTGGACGATACCGATCTGGAGGACTGGTTCTATATGTTTGGCGATGATGCAGGGCAGCGGCCCCAGCAGTACATCGACGACATTATGTGTTAGGAGGTGGGGCTATGAGCAATGATGTGAATGTATATGACGCTGGCGGCATCGAGGCGCGATTGACAGCGGACACCGGCGATTTTGATCGGAGCATGGATGCGTCCGAGCAACGGGTTTCCAAACTGGGCGACACAATGGGCACTGTGCCAGCAAACATCCAAAAGCTGATTATCAAAGAGCAAGAGCTGTCGCGTCAAATGCAGGAGCAACGGCAAAAAATTGCCGAGATGGATGCCACACTTGATGCAGCTAAGGCGACGTATGCCGATATGCAGATAGCGGTCGGCAGATACAGTGACGCAGACATGGCGAAGCAGTTTGCCAACGAGGATGCAGCCATTAAAAAGGAAGAGGCGGCACTGGAAGCGCTGGCGCAAAAGTTGCGCGTCGTGAATCAGCAGCAGGACGAAGCCGTAGCAAAGCTCAACAACAAATCGAAGTTAAGCGAACAGCAAGGACAGTACAAAACCACCTCGCTGGCGATCGATGCGATGGCTAACAGCTTGCGCGGGTTAAGCCCGATCGTTAGCGGCACCATCGGCAATGTTGGCAACCTCGCCGAGCGGATCGTATTCCTAAAGCAGTCCATGAACGCCGCCAAGACTGCCGGCGCATCGGCTGGCGCGGTGATGGGAACGGCAATATCTGGCGGAGTTACGCTGGCCATATCAGCTATATCCATGCTCGGCGAAGCATTGCAGTCTGCTGGTGAAAAAGAGCAAAAGCTCTTTGACCAAGCGATGGAACATCTACGAGAACAAGATCAGCAGTTGTTGGAACTGCAAAAAGCCGTTGGAATATTGGATAATTCCGCATCAAGTTCCAGCGATATCGTTAAAGCGCGAGAGCAATTGGTTGAACTTTTCCCGGATATGCTGCTTGGGTATACCGACGAGAACGAGATGATTCTTAAGAATAACGATGCGTTACAAGAGCAAATCGGTATTCTTAAGGAAAAACAACGTTTGACAAATAAGGACGCGGCAACGGCTAAAGATGATACGCTTGCTGATTATTTTGCATTGAAAACATCGGGTACCAAAAGCACCTATAAGGATATTGGATGGTTTGGATACATAATGGATCTTTTGGGAATTAAACCAACAGATTATGTAACAACGCCGTACGATAACGATACTCTTGAAATGCTTAACGCAACAGAATCGGCTACATCGAAATTACAGGCGACTATCAAAAACTTAATACCAAACTATTATGAATTGAATAACACCCAGAAGTTAGTTGCTGATAGCATGATAAACGATGCAGTTAAAGCTGCACTTGCCTGTGACAATGAAACGGATGCAAATGATCTGTTGCTAACTAAAGTCAAGGACATCAAATCCGTCCTTGCCGACGAGCAAACCTATACCGATCGGTACAACGTCATTATCTCGTCGCAAGCGGGGACAGACGGCTTGTCATCCGACCAGTTGTCCGCCATTGACGATATCGGCAAAGAGATCATGGAAAAGCTCAAAGAACAGCGCAAAGAGGTCTACGACAAAGAGGTAGAGGCGCTGGAAGAGCAATACAGCAATCTGTACGATACGCAAAAGACGGCGCTGGAAAAGCAATACAAGGCGACTGAAACATCTATCAAGAACCAGCAAAACGCCTACCAGAATATGTCCTTTGATGTCAAGACGCTGGACGAGCAGGATTTGGCAAACAAGATGCGCAAATGGAAGCTGCAGCTTGCCGCCGAAAAGGATATGTATTCCAAGTCTACCGCTGCTATGCAGGAGCGGTATTACAAGGAAGTGCAGTTGATCGTCCAGACGGCGAATAAGGAGATACAGGTCTACAAAGCCAAGCTGGCAGCACTGGATCAAGCCGATAAGGAAGCCGAAGAAGCACGCAAAGCCCGACAGGAGCAAGCTACCCTGCGCGATCTCAACGAGCAGCTTGCCAAGCAGGAGGCGGATAACACCCGCGAAATGGCGGAAGCACTTGAAAAGTACGAAACCGAGCGGGATAAGCTGCAAAAGGTAATCGACAGCCCACCCACCCAGACGGCGCGTGTCCTTGCCGAGCGTGAGCTATCTGCGCTGAACGAGAGTTGGCTGAAAGAACGCCAGCAGCTCGAGGCGGAGCACGCGGAGAAAATCCTGAAAATCCAGCGCGAGCTGGACGAGGAGCGGCTGACCCAACAGGAGGACGCAGCCGCCGCGGCGCGGGATAAGCAACGTGAAGCCCTTAACCAGCAGGTCACGGATGCCGAAAACGCCGCCAAGCAAAAGCTGACGCGGCTAAACGATCAGTATGCTGTCGAGGTTGCAGCGCTGAAACAGTCGTTGTCTACCAAGCTGGAAGCCGAAAAAGCGGCGTATCAGCAACGGTTGACCGCCTTGAAAAAGGCTAACGACAAAGAGCTGGCAGCCGCCAAAGAAAAAGCCAAAAAGCGCTACGAGGACACCGTGTCCGAGGAAACGCTGGTCGCGGATGCCCGCAAGCAGATCATGAGCAAGTCGTACGACGAGATGATGGATCTGCTGGATGACTACGCCGAGCGGGCGAAAGCCAAAGGCAAAAACTTCGGCGTGATGTATAACGCGGGGCTGCAGGAAGGGTTGGACACCAAAAAAAGCATTGGTGTCACGGTCACCGGCAATGTGATCGGCGACGACCTGAAACGGTTTAGGGGCTACGCCACCGGCGGTATTGTCAACAGCAAACAGCTGGCGTGGGTGGCTGAGGATGAGCCGGAAGCAATCATCCCTATGTCCAAGATGCACGATTTTGTCAACGGGGTGTTGTCCGGGTCGCAGGAGGTTATGCGCCGCGCATGGGCTGGTATGCAGCGTATGCGTATGTCGGCAGCCGGTGCAGCCAGCACCAGTCAGGTCGACCAGTCGCGCACCGTCCACATCGAAAATGTCAACATCAGCCGTATGGTGGACTTTGACCTTGCCAAGGCGCAGGTCAGCGCCCTGATGGGAGGTAGACGATGATAGGATTTATGTTCTGCGGTAAGCACAGTTACCGCGACTTCGGGCTGCATGTTAAGACGCGCAGCCGCAGTACCTTGGCATCTCGGCGCAAGAGGCAGGTGGAGATCCCCGGTCGTGACGGTGTATACACTTTCGACGGCGAAACATACGACGTCAAGGTAGTGGAGCTGACTTGCAGTGTGGAGGCGTCCAGCATTGCTGACTTCCGCGCCAAAATGCGTCGAATTGCCGCGTGGTTGCAGCAAAGCGGCGAGCTGTCCTTTGACGATGAGCCGGGTATTTCCTGCCGCGCCAAGGTATACAACAGCATGGCGCCGGAGGAGTATTTGCCGGGAGGCACTGTTCCTATTGTGTTTGAGTGCCACCCAATCGCGTCCGGTGCGCAGCACACTATCGCGTTGGAGATCACCAAGCGGGGCAATCAGACCACCGTGCCTTATGACGGCACTGCTCCGGCGCCGTGCCTTGTCCAGATCTACAATGCCGGGGATACCGCCGTGAATGGTATCCGAATTATCATGACAGGAGGAGTGCACGATGCCTGATGCATCCAATTATCTGCAGGAAAAGGTGCTGAAAGCCATTGCCCAAGGGCAGTCGTTTTCTGTTGCCAATGTATATGTGGGGCTGCTGTTGACACCGAGCGGGGCATATGCACCCGGTCGCGAACCGACGGACGCCAACTATGCCCGCCAAAAGGTGACACTGTCCAGTCCGAAATACGCCAAAGACGACCCCACCTGCATGGAAGCTACCAACCCGAGTGCTGTATCGTTCCCGGTGGCGCAGTATGCGTGGGGAACGCTGGAGTATTACGCGCTGTTTGACGGTGCGGAGGGGGACGCAAATATGCTGTTCAGTGGCAAGCTGCAAACGTCGATCAAGGTGGATCGATGGGGTGCCGCGGTTATCCCTGCCGGTAGCCTGTCTGTCCGTGTGAGGTGATGGCGATGGAGCACGGAGCGAAATATAATCGAGCGGGTTTTAACCGGCTGGCGTATGGACTGCAGGGCGACGCACCGGCAGCGACCAGCGCCGCGCTATCCGCTGGGCTGCAGCTGTCGGCAGCTGTACAGGCTGACACAGGTGGTGTTGTGCAGATCAATGCCGTGCTGCAGCCGGGACAGGTGCTGGAAATCGACACCGAACGGATGGAAGTGCGTATAGACGGTGTGCCGGTATTGACCGATTGCAGCGGCGTAGGGCTGTATATGCGACCGACCTTGACGCGTATCAACTATCTGGATGGGTCCACCAAGCGTGATCTGCGGGCGGTTATCACCTACGCTGACCAGTATTATTAAGGAGGCGGCGCTATGGACGCAACGGTAATTATCAAGCAATTTAATTCAACGCGGACGGGCATTGACACAATCGCCTACCTTGAAAACGCTATCAACGTGGGCTATAAGCTGCCGGTAAACGATCTGTATACCTGTTCGTTCCGACTACCGGCGGATGACCCCAAAGCGTCATATATCACGCCGACCAGTCTCGTGGAGATATGGGACAACGGCGAGTATATCGCGCTGTATCTGGTCGACACAATCCAAGAGGCGACAGACGACAGCGGCCACTATCTGGATGTCAGCTGCACGCATGTGCGCAAATTCCTACAGCGGCGGGTGCTATATTCCATCCACGAGCGCAACGGTCAAGACATGGCGGACGTGATCTCATGGCTGCTGGCTGGTGGCGATGGCGGCACCGGTCAGAGCGACTGGGTACTGTCTGACGATTTCGACGGCAGCTTGATTGATGTGGTGCTGGACTATCATTTTGAGAACGCCACCATCGACGCGGCGCTGTGGTCGCTGCCGGAAAAATGGACGACATCCACGCAATGGGTCTACAACACGCAGGTGTATCCGTGGGAGATCAATCTGGTGGCGGTAGATGATGAGGTATCGTCCGTGATCCGGCGCGGCAAGAATCTGGTTAGCCTGTCTATATCCCAACCGGTTGAAGCGGTGGCTAATCGCTTTTACGGCCTGGGAAGCGGCGAGGGTATTAACCAAACATCGCTGATGTTGGCGGAGGATTTGGAGGCAGACCCGACCGGCAACACAAAAAACGGTCAGTTTTACGTGGAGGACGCGGACAGCATTGCCAAATATGGATTGATCGAGGACTACTATACCGACCGGTCAGAGGACGAGCCATCGCTGCTGCTGATGGGCGCCAAAAAGGCGCTGCAGGACTACAAGGATATCAAGCCGGTCATTACCGTCGAGGCGGTGGACTTGTATCCGCAGACACGGTCGGGTCAAGATCATTTTGTACCGGGCAAGGGGTGCCGCATTGTGGATGACGAGACCGGCATGGACGCGGTATATCGCGTGCTGGAGGTGTCTAAGTCGGATGTGACCGGACAGCCGTACAGCGTCAAATTGACGCTGGGGGCGATGCCGAACACATTGGCCGCAGCGATCGACCGACTGTACAACCGTGACAACACGGACAAAGTCAACGCACAGGGGGCTACCAATGTGTGGTCACGATCATTTGCGGACAACGCCGATAAAGACCACCCTATCACCGTGACATTCCGGCTGCCGGATGATTTGGTGTATGTCAACAAGCTGATGCTGGACATTGAGCTGGAGCATTTTCGCGCATACGAAACCGGACAGGCTGCGGGTGGCGGTAAGACCAAAACACAACCTGCTACCTCCATCACCCTTGGACCGTCTGTGACATCCAGTGAAGCATACCAAAAAATTTCGCTTAGCTCGGCGGCAAAAACAGAAACGAGCGGCGAACAACAAGCGACATATGCCTACAAGGTTAACGAGGACGCAAAAATCGTCAGTAATGCCTCGTGGTCACACATAGATAAAGCTGGCTGGTATAACGCTGATGTTTCAAAGAATCGCTATCGGGATATCGAGCCTATCGTAGAAAAAGACCCGGAGTGGCCGGAAGCCGCCTTGTCAACAGCGTTTGTGTACCCAAGCGATGTAGCGAGTACATTGCTGGATGTAATCGACAAATCTGATGCCAAACCCATCACGGTGTATATGTATCAGCATCGACACCCGCATACGCACAATGTCACAATCCCCAAACACACGCACGAGATTGCCGCCCACAGCCACAACATTGACCACACCCATGTTGTACCGGCGCACAGCCATGAGATTGAAGATCACACCCACCAAATCCTGTACGGTATCTACGAAGAGCCGACGCTGGCAGTATCGTCGATTAAAGTGCAGCTGGATGGGCAGGACATCACCGCTGGTAGCGGATCATCGTACCAGATCAATGTGCTGGATGCACTGAAACAAGGCAAGTTCCAGCGCATCGAACGCGGCAAGCACACGCTGACCATCACGCCGATTGCCAACGATGCGAGCGGAGCAGGGCTGTGCCGTATTACCGGCGAACTGTTTATCCAATGCTTTGTCAAATCGCGCGGTGATTATAGAGTGTAAGGAGGACAAATATGAAACAATTATACGCAGCCAAGGCAAACAGCCCGGTAACGGGACTGTCTGCAGCCATAACGGCAGCTGCAACGACAATAGCTGTCATCGATAAATCGGTGCTGACAGATGCTCCCGGTATCGCTACCATCGGTACCGGTGACCAGTGCGAAACCATCACATACACCAGTATATCCGGTAATATCCTGATGGGCGTGACGCGTGGCGTGAACGGCGTAGCGTCGGATTGGCCGTCCGGTACGGTTGTGTGTCGTGTATTCACGGCGTACGATCACGACGCGCTGCTGGAACGTGCCGAAGCAGTTGATAAGCTGTTGGACGGCACGACCAAGCTAAAGCCGGGCGCGGGAACCGTCACCGACCAAGAGCTGGCAAACGGAGCAGTAACCACAGACAAACTTGCGAACGGTGCTGTCACAACTGACAAGTTGACGGACGGCGCCGTCACAAAGAATAAGCTGACAGACAGTGCGGTATCCACCGATAAGCTGGGGCGTGAGGCGGTGACCGCGGAAAAAACGAGCTTTGCAAAGCCGAAAACATATAAAATGCTTGGGGATTCCGCAGTCGGGAGTTTTATCGTTGCCGATTCGGAATTGGGTTCCACAACAGTTAGGATTGTTCCGGGCAAGAACTATGTGATATACAACGATTGGGAAGTCGCATCTGTAAAAATAGGTTCATTTTCACGTGGATACCGTACCGTTGTCTTTTCGTCTTTGCCTGAGATTAACTATCTTGATTATAGTTCGGTAGAGATCACCGGACGCCTGATCTCTATTGCTGATGGAGAGACAGAAATCAGTGTCGTATTTTCTTCGGAGCCGACAGGAGGCGTGTCGATTTGGGAATTGGCATGGGATGGTTTTTCCATTCCTAAATTAGAACTTGAAGATGGTTCTGTTAGCACAGCATCCATTTCAGATGGTGCTATCACAATGCAGAAGCTCGATTCCAGTGTCAGAGAAACCCTGTCCGGTGCCTTAAAACGCAAAATCGTTGCATACCTACCGTCCGACGAAGGCGAGAAGCTGCACGAGTTTGGCAACAGCAATATCGTGTCCAACCCGACTGGTCAAAACGTGCTGAATACTGGTTGGTGGAATAACGGGCTGGTAAGCCTTGGCACATGGGCTAAAGGCAGCGGTTTGCACCTTATGCTAACGCTGAAGCTAACCTGTTCCAGCGGCACTGATCAAATGAAAAATTTTAATGTGTATCTTGGCAATCACTCGTCCGAAATTACCAGCCGGGCTATTACTGGGCAGTTTGCGGCCGGCGAACACGCGATTGACCTTGATCTGACGGCTAACGGGTCGCTTAATCTGACCGAGCTGGAGGGTATCCGCGTGGTCGGGTACGGTGAAGACAATAGTGGGTCGTATACTTTGCAAGTGCTGGATGCGCGCATGGTCAATACAGCCAACAAGACAATCGACCCCAATACCATCTATATGGTGCCGGCGGAGGATCCGCAGGCCGGTAATGTCTATGACGAGTATATGTACATCGGCAGCGGGTGGGAGCGCATCGGAAGCACAGAGGTTGATCTTAGCGGGTACATCAAGTTGGATGACGCCAATATGGAGTTGTCTGGCATCCATGTGCTAACCAAACGAGGTGGCAAGTGGTATGACCGGCAGGGTATCAAGTACACGCTGGACACAACGCGGAAAGTTGCAACCGTGGGGGATGGAACGACTGATAGTGACAATGCCGAGTATGCCGGAGCAAACGATGGTACGGTGATTATCCCCGCGAAGGTATGCGCGGATGGCGTGATATATCGTGTGGAAATCGGGTTCTATGCGTTTTATGGGAACACGCATATATCCCGTCTGATTTTGTCGGAGGGGCTGACCGGTGATGGGTCTGTCAGTTTTCAGAGCTGCACAGCATTGTCCGAGATATGCTTCCCGAGCAGTATCACAACAATTTCCGATTATAATTTTGGCTATTGTAACAGTCTGCGCGCGGTGCATATCCCAAACACGATTACGACCATCAATAATGATGCTTTTGAATTCTGCGCAGACGGTTTTACCCTGTACATCGACAACTACGAGGGCGCGGTATCCATCGGTACCAACAACGGCACGGCTGTGTATTTGCGGGCGAATCCGGCGGATGTCAAACAGCTGCAAACAAATGTTGGCGACATCGACACGGCGCTGGACAGCATCATTGCGGTGCAAAATAGCCTGATCGGGGGTACGACGGCATGAGCATAGCGGACAAACTGGCGACGATCGCCGCTAATGAGCAGCGGGTGTACGACGCCGGCAAAGCGGCGCAGGAAAAGGCGTTTTGGGACACATATCAAAGCAACGGCAGCCGCATCGGCTACCAAAGTGCTTTTGCCGGATATGGATGGACAAGCGCCACTTTTAAGCCGCGGCACAACATGGCGCCAAAGGATGCCTATATGATGTTTCGTGAATCACGTATATCTGGCGATTTGGTCAGTATTTTGCAGGGCTTGGGCGTGACACTGGATTTTAGCAATACGACCAATATGCCGTATCTGTTCCAAAATTCCATGTTTACGCGGATTGGGGTTGTGGACGCGAGCAAAGCGGCACATTTGACGGGCGTTTTCCTCAACATGCACAATCTGGTGACGATCGACAAGCTGATTGTGTCGGACACGGGGTCGGTGGCGTTTTCGGACACTTTTGGGACTTGCGAAAAGCTGCAAAACATAACCGTCGAGGGTGTGATCGGGCAAAATGTCAACCTGTCGTTGTGTCCGTTGCTGACACACGACAGCATCATCAACATCATCAGCTGTCTGCAAGACCTGACCGGCACAGGCAATACGCGGACGCTGACGCTGGGGGCGACCAATCTGGCAAAATTAACCGACGCGGAAAAAGCGGTGGCAACGGAAAAGGGGTGGACACTGGCATGATCGTATCAACGGTACAATTGCGCAAGCTGGTCGCCGACGATGGCATGACGCTGACCGACGGCGACAGCTATGGCAAGACCATCTATCTGGGGGTCAACGACAGCCCGGAAAACTGGCATGAAATCACCGACGCGGAGGCGCAGGAGGTACAGGCAGCCGAGGACGCGGGAGGTGAGGGGGTATGACCGACACCGACATCAACATCCAGTTGGAGCGGCACGACCAGCATATCAAGTCGTTGCAGCATCAGGTGGACGACCTCAAGCAAGTACAGCACGAGATCAAGACGATGGGGGAGACGCTGGTGGTGCTGACCACCGAGATCAGGCACACAAACCACAGCGTCAACGATTTAAAGCAAAAGGTGGATGTGATCGAAAGCCAGCCACGAGCGCGGCTGAACCAGATTGTGACTGCGATCATCGCGGCGCTGGCGGGCGGGGTCATCTCCACCGGTATCACGCTGCTGTGTACACATCTGTAATCAAAAAAGGAGGACTGTATCATGAAAAACAAGATCGTCAAATGGGCAAAGGCTGCGGGCGTGCGCGCCATCAAGACGGTGGCGCAGACCGCCGTTGCCACCATCGGCACGGCTGCTGTGCTGGGCGATGTCAACTGGCTTGCGGTTGGTTCGGCGGCGGTGTTGGCCGGGGCGCTGTCGCTGTTGACCAGCGTGGCTGGGCTGCCGGAGCTGACGGACGAGGAGGGCTGATCTATGGTCAAGATCGTACAAAATCTGGTCGACAAGTCCAAGTATAACCTAAAATGCCCCTATGCGCTGAAACCGGAGTATGTGGTCATCCACAACACCGCCAACGATGCATCCGCTGCCGCCGAGGTGGCGTATATGCGCCGCAACGACAGCGCAGTGGGGTTCCATTATGCCGTGGACGATAAGGAAGCCGTGCAGGGCATCCCGGAAAACCGCAACGCGTGGCACGCGGGCGACGGCAACGGCAAGGGCAATCGCAAGGGGTTATCCATCGAGATTTGCTACAGCAAGTCTGGCGGGTCGCGATTCGACGCGGCGGAGCGCAACGCCGCTGAGCTGGCAGCGTCGCTGCTGCGCAAATACGGGCTGGGCATCGACAAGCTGATTACCCACCGCAACTGCAACGGCAAATACTGCCCGCACCGCACACTGGATCGCGGATGGAGCCGATTTGTTGCGATGGTGCAAGCGCATATGACCGCTGCGGCTAAGCCTGTTGCGTCTACGGATACGGTACCGGTTGTTCAGTATCGGGTGCGCACCGGCGGGCGCTGGCTGCCGGAGGTCAAAGGTCTGGCGGACTATGCCGGTGTGCCCGGCAAGCCGATCACCGATGTGGCGATCAAGGTCACCGGCGGCAGCGTCAAGTACCGCGTGCATATCAAAGGCGGCAAGTGGCTTCCGTATGTGACCGGGTACAACATCGCCGACAGCGCCAACGGCTACGCCGGCAACGGGCAGACCATCGACGCGATCGAGATTCGCTTCACCCCCGCCAAAGGGGCAAAATCCCGCAAAGCCAAGTATCGCGTGTCGCCCGGCAAGGGCGGCTATTGGCCGTGGCAAACTAATGCGGACAAAGGCAAGGGTATGGACGGTTACGCCGGTGCCTTTGGCGTGGCGCTGGATCGTTTGCAGGTCACGATTGTGTGATATAAGATCACAGCACAAAACATAAGACGCCGTCTTGCGAAACCGCGCAGAAATATAAGACGGTGTTATGATACTGCGCAAAACTAAAGGGGTAGGCTGCTACAATGGCGGTCTACCCCTTGTTTTTATTTGCGGGTTTGTGATGTAACAAACCGGGGGCGCGAGCGGTGTAACATATTTTTATGTTACATTTTGGGCGTAACACTGTAACAAAAATGTTACAGCAGATGTTACACCAGAAACCCCAGTGGTATCAACGGTTTCGTGGTAATTGTAACAATGTAACATTTTTTCCTAATATGGTTATAGCATATAGGCGTTATAGCGTGTTTTGCGCCATAGCGCCTATATGCACGGGAATTATAGGAAATAGGTTCCAAAACGTTACATTCGTACTTCGGGGGTTATTTTTTTTGTCCACTCAAAAGTTCAAATATTTAGTCAAAAGCTATTGACAAGTTCAAATAATTAAACTATAATAGCAGCTGTAGACCAAACATTTGAACGAAGCGCAGGAGGAGAAAAATATGAAAATCACCAATACCGATTTTAACATGAAGGTCAACGAATCCAGCAGTTACATTGTCTACATCACAAAAAGCAAGGATGTCTACAGCAGCATCTATCAGATGGAGATGAGAAAGCGTGAGCTGCTTCACGATCAGCTCGGTTGGTACTACAGCGTGATCGGCCGTGCTCCGGTTCAGCAGGATTGCAGAGTGCCTGATTTCTTCCACGGCGACAATTTCTTGATGGTGTGCGTAGAACACAACAATGGTGATTGGAACAAGCAGTCTACCTACAAGCTGTATATCGCAGAGTGACGGGGCAAAGACCCCGGTAATGCGGCAGGCCAGTCACAAGCCCGGTCACGCTATAGGAGGACTGAACAATGAGAGACACAATCAAAGCCAAAGACGGATACCACGTCGTGAAGGTCAGAAACATCGTTACCGGAGAAGAGGGCTACCGCATCGACGACGGGTGCAACCCCATCTTTGTGGCGCAGAAGCGCAGCTACGAGGACTACAAGGACGAAGAACGCCAGAACGAAATGTTCAGACGCTGCGAAGTCTTCACCACAGTCAAAGGAAACCAATTCATCTACTGGCGCGACGAGGAAATCGACGCGGACTACATCACAAAGGTTCCGAAGGAGGCGAACAAATGATATACACGCTCGAAAAACGCCACGAATTCGAGGCAGGGCAAATGTTCACGCATTACGAAGTGCGTAGTTATACGCACATAACTCCAATAGGAATCTACGCCGGAGGGAAAACGCTGAAACAAGGAACCCTCTCTCAATGTGAAAGGTACTGCAGGTCAAAAGGAATACAGCCGGAACGCAGATAAAGCCGAAACGCCCGCGAGGGCGTCCACCGGAACTGCCCAACCGGTGCTGATGATGGCAGGGCAAGCAAAATAGAAAGGATGTGAGCGAATGAACAAGGCAAGTGTGAAGCCGGTCATCGATTTGAACCTTAACCCAGTTGTTGGAGGCGTGACACGCATAGGGTGTAAGACCTATATCGCCGCGGCACGCAAGAAAGCAAAACTAAAAAAGGCATACCCGGAATCCGATTATATCGTCGGCAGAGATGGAACTGGATATTTCATCATGAGAACTAGATGAGAGAAGGAGGCACCAAAATGAAAAAGAGTGTAGTTGAAGCCCGGCAACAGGCAGAAGAAAACCCGTCGTATTTTATGTGCGGCCGAGAAAGCCTCCCTCGACTAATCGAGGAGGCAAAACGAGAAGCCGACAAGATGCTTGCTGAATTTTCGGCGTTTTTTGACACTGGCGGAAAACTCGGCATCGAAATAGCACCCGTAGATCACGGCGGGATCACATACAGCGTTGCTGCGACGCTAACGTGGGGCAAAGAACCAATGCAAAAGCAAGACGATCCGTGCGATCTGCTGTTTTTGCAACTGAATAACTTGATGCTCCACCGGATGATACAGCTCGGAATACCAAGTGGAGGCGGTTCCGATGGCTAAAACTGAAATGACGCGAACCATCGAGCAGGCAATCAATGAGACAGAAGAAAAGAAAATCATTTCCGCACTGAAAAATCATCTTGAAGTAGAAGCTTGCGAGGACTGTAAATCGTTTGGCCTTTGTGACGAGTTTGTGCCAACGAAGAAAGTTCTTGATCTTATCAATAATCAGAAGACGGAGATTAACAGATTACAGGACGAGTTGGAATTATATAAGAAAGCCAATCTGTTAATCGCTCGGCAACGAGATGATCGTGACAAAGAAATTGAGAGATTAACAGAATTGGCCGATGAAAACTTTGAACAATGGAATATGCTTGCCGAAAAGACAAAACAGCACTACGAGGAATTGTATCAGGAAGCTAAAGAAGCGGTTAAGCACGAAGCATACCGGGAATTCGCAAACAAGGCAGTAGATAGACTTACTGCTAATTATTCGTCTGAATATACTCATTGGATTGACGATACAATCGATCAAGTGCTAGGAGAACTGGGAGGTGAGAGAGAATGACTTATGAAGAAGCTATCGAAATATTACAAGAAGAAAGAGACTATGCACAGTTTCCAAAGTATGTAAGAGAGGCTGTTGAAATTGCTACTTCTGCAATCAAGAAACGAATTCCGGTTAAACCAGAGAATGACAAAGAATATACTTTTGGTACGATATGTCCTACTTGTAGACAATATCTTTGTAACTATCAGTTCATAAACAACCAACTTTTTTGTAAGTGGTGCGGTCAAGCACTAGACTGGAGTGATTTAGAATGATTTGGGATAAAGATATATCTTTTGAAGGGTACAGTAAAAAGAAGAACGACTGGTACAACGAACCTGAGCACTTCCTTGGAGACACACCAATTGATGCTCAATATGCTCTTGATCTGATATTCAAAACTCTGGTCGATGACAAAAGAGATTATCCGTATCTTACTACATTGCCTGAAACCACGGAACAAACCAATTCCATCATGCTCGATTTAATACTCGAGAAATATAGCAGAAAATATCGTAGATTTTTGAGAAAGAAGGAGAACAAACGATGATTATTTGTGCAGCTGCCGTAACTTTGGGGACTTTGTTGCTCTATCATGGTTATCAAACAGACCCTTCATCATCAATGTGCACGTTAGGGGTCATACTTCTTGCGGTGGGTCAATCTGCGGGCTGTATTATTGAATCTGAGCAACGCGATAAGAATAAAAAGCTTAGAAAAGCTCTTGTCAAGAAACAGGAGGTTCTTATTGTGTCATAACATAAAAACCTCTTGACTTATGTATCCACATATGTTAACATAGCCGTGGACGCAGGAAAGGAGGGAACGCAGTGTCTCCAAGAACAGGCAGACCCACCGATGATCCGAAAAGCCTAAGCACAAGAATTCGATTGTCAGACGGTGATATAAAGATGCTTGACTACTGTGCAACGGCAACGGGGCTCACTAAATCGGAAATAATCCGGCGAGGGATTAAAGAGGTCTACGACAAACTAAAGAAATAAGGATTCCGGCGACCCACCAAAGTCACACCAGAATCCTTATCCACCAGAGGTTTCCCACTGATAAATTTATTCTATCATGCGGAAATCCTCTTGTCAAGAAACAGGAGGTAAACGAAAAATGACAGTTTCAGAAGTTGTAAAGGTGCTCAAAGACATAAAAAGCATCAGCTTGTCGTGGAACGGCACGCTGCACGAGTTGGATATGGGCGACCCCATTATGCTGGATGCGTTCGGCGATAACCTCGTTGCCGGTATCTATTCCGTTGATGAGGGGATTGTTGAGCTCGACCTTGCTGTTCGACCAATGAAGAAGGGTGAGGCACTATGAACGATATCCAAATTTTCAGCAGCCCGGACTTCGGCGAGATTCGCACCACCACCATAGATAACCAGCCGTGGTTTGTTGGAAAAGATGTTGCTTCGGCTTTGGGATATGCAAATCCGCAGAAGGCATGTAGGGGGCATATAGACGAAGAAGATAAAGGGGTGTCCGTTTTAGACACCCCCGGAGGAAAGCAGTCGCTTACCATCATCAACGAATCCGGGCTCTATTCTCTGATCTTATCGTCAAAGCTCTCGTCTGCAAAGAAGTTTAAGCGCTGGGTCACAGCCGAGGTGCTGCCGGCCATACGCAAAACCGGCAGCTATTGCATCGTGTCTGCACAGGGAAATGTGGAGCAGCGCGTGCTGACGGTGGACGACTATTTGAGGGCCGCCTCTATTGTCGCCACCTGCAAGAGTGACCGTATGCCTTATGTCCTTAGCTTCTTAGAGCGTGGTGGCTTTGAAACGCCTCGCATATCCGAAACAATTTGCTCTTCCGTTTCCAGAGAATCCTCCATGCAGGCCGTTAGGCTCATGCTGCAAGCAAAGGAGGAGTACGGGCTGAGTAATGCGCAGGTAGGGCGCATCGTCGGACTTGACCGTATGCAGGTCAGCCGGTATGTGAATGGCAGCTGTATCCCAACGCCAAATAGGGCGGCGTTTATTGTAGACAGGCTTACCGATGCGCTGTCGCAGATGGAGGACAGACAAGAGTAGAAGAACATAAAGAAAACTGCCGCAGAGGATTTTACCTCTGCGACAGTTTTACTGTCAGGCAGAACACGTTGGAAAACCAAAATAGTTCGTACCTGTGTGTTTTGGTGGAGACGGAGGGATTCGAACCATCCGGAAATGGCTCTAAATCAAGGGGTACAGCCGTCATTACTGACTTTTCACTGATTATTACCCCACGCGTTGGTTGAGCGTATTCAAAACCGACTGCTTGCGGCTTTTGCTGATATGGGTATAGATGTCGCGGGTGGTGGATATGTTCGCGTGACCGAGCAGCTCTTGCGCGTCCTTGTCGCTGATACCTGCCTCGTACAGGATGGTGGCGTAGGCGTGGCGGAGCTGGTGGGGGGTGATGGACAAACCGGTTGCTTTGCAATAAGCGTTCCACCGGTGCCGGCAATAGGTGTCGGACATCAGACCGCCATCGGCACCGGGGAAAAGCAGGTCGGATTTTTTGCCGGTCGGCAGCGCATCTGCCAGCACATCAAGCAGCACGATCTGACGAGTGCCGGCTTCCGTTTTGGGCGCTTTGATTTTGGGCTTGTTGCTGTCGTGGTAGACCGATTTGGTGATGGAGATGGTTTTATTACGGCGGTCGATGTCACCATAGGTCAAGGCAAGCGCTTCGCCGCGTCGGCAGCCGGTATACAGGAGGAAAAACGCAAACAAGCCAAAGGGTTTGTCCAGGCTATGCTTTACGATGTCAATTTCTTCCTCGGTGGGGGCTTCGCGGCGGTCTTTGCGCAGTCCCTTTGGCACTTTGACGGCGGCGCATGGGTTATAGTCAATATCCCCATCCAGCACCGCTCTGTCCATTATAAGGTTTGTAACCAGCAGCTGGGTGGTGACGGTCTTGCGCGCCATGCCGGTTTTGGCGAACGCATCCAAAAAGGCGCTGATGTTGCGCGGGGTGATGTCTTTTACCAGCTTATCGCCAAAGCGCTCCACGATGCGCTGCAGCGCCGGTTTATACCCCTTTTGCGTGTTATATGCCAGCGTCGGCAAATGCTCTTCTGCCCATTCGTCGGCGACTTCCTCGAAGCGGCGACCGCGGGTGGCATCTTCCTTATACTCACGGATTTTTTGCAGGATTTCGCGCTCGCTGTGGCCGTAAAACACGTGGCGCTTGCCGTTGATCGTGACCTGTTTTTGGCGCAATCCGTCTGATCGTTTCTTTGCCATATCGTGCATCCTCCCTGATTTTGGGCATGACAATGCCCGGGCTTGATTTTTTGCCCGGGGGATGATACAATATGGCTTGGTGGTTTTTGCCATACTGTTTGCACCCTCGGGCGCTTACAGTGACCGTCTTATCCTGTTGGCGCAGGGTAGGGCGGTTTTTTTTATTTACTTTAATGCGGGGCTGTTTATACCGTCTATGTGCTCGTACAAATCATCGGGGATGTGATTCCCCATTGGATCTAGTATAAAGTCCACCCCTTCTCTACGAGCTTGTTTTGCCGCTGGGACAAAATCTCCATCTCCTGCAACCAAAACAATTTGATTGACTTGCCTCTTAAAGGCCATGGAAGAAATATCTACGGCGATCCGAACATCGACACCTTTTTGAACAAAGTTGATTTTAAAATCGCTTTCGGTAAGCTGCTCGATAGTTTTTGTTCCGTTTAACAGCTGTTTTGTTGATTCTGGTTTTAAATTATAGCCGGTTCCGTTGTTACTCAAACGCCCCATTCGTAATGCGAACTTTCGCCGGTGCTTTAGCTCGTCCAGGAACTCATTCATCCATCGGCCATTTTCACTTTCGCCCAAGTTAATGCTTTTCTTTAAAAGCGGGTGGTAAATGTTTTTTCCGTTATCAATGGGAGGACAATCGTAATAAAAAATTCTGTATAAATAACGGTTTTCATGCCGGTGATGCAGATGGTCTAAACAAAACCGTTCCAATTCGTCTGCGCGTTCTTTAGGAGATTTATATCCAGCTATGTTTTTGGCGCGGCTTCTGTAAAAACCGCCGTCTATTAGGATTGCAGTGTTAACATCAAATCGTTTGCTTTCTAGCCGCCGAAAGCCTTGGTATTCGTCATTCATGCTTTATATCCTCCGTAAAACTTTTTATAAAATAAAATACCCATAGCTTCGTTACTCCCCGTATGGTGGGGGAACTACTTGCTATGGGTAAATTAAACATATCATGTAACCAGCAAATGGCTGATCACATTTATAGTATATCCCCGAAGTAGCAAGTTGTCAATAATTTTAAGCACAAAAAACTCGGCAATTTTTGGGTTATATCTCGAAAATTCAAAATCACGCCTGAATTTCCCGCACCAGCATTTTGGGGATGCCGATGACGCGGCATTGCTCCAAATCGGTGCCGGTGATGGTCTTTGGTGGGTAGTTTGGATTGATTGGCACCATGCGCAGCCAATCCTCGCCGGCGGCGTATTCGATTTTCTTCACGGTGGCGTTGTCTCCGTTATATAGCAGCACACCGACCTGCCCGCTGCGCTCCAAGGTGTCGGCTTTGAGTACCAGCACCTTATCACCCTCTATGTACATAGGATACATACTATCCCCATGGACATTCAGCACGAAGTAATCCGACCGAGGACGGCCGTGGAGATAGGCGGCGGGAATCTGGACAGTGTCGCCGCTCCAATCCTCTATGGCGATCTGGTCGTAACCGGCGGCGACATCGCCGATCACCGGAAATGTCACAACATCGTCGGTGACGGTAGGAGCGGGAAAAGGGGTGGTGGTAGGAGATTCTCGCTCCATGGGTACATCGTATCCCATAAGCCAGGCTTCAGACACATTTAGCGCTAAACCTAAAATTGTTAGCTTCCATTGGCCGGGTGCCACTTTCCCACTAACAAACTGGCTTAAATCACTACGCCCCAATTTTTGTCTATATTTAACGCAATAGGGCTCTGTGAGACGCAGTATATCAGCCTGTTTCAAATTTCTTTCGTTCATTATGTATTGTAAGCGCTTGCTTGTTGTGCTAACTTTCACATCAACCACTCCTGTCAAAGACAATATATCCTAAATTGAACATTTTGTCAACAAAAAAGCAGAAAAAGTTCAAAAAAATTGAATTTCCGTATTGACAAACACACTGGGCGGTGCTAATATAATGTTGTTCAATATTGAACAGCAAGGAGGTGAGTTGATGTTGTATGATTACTCAAAGCTGGACGGAATTATAACTGAAGCTTTTGGAAGCAGACGTGCTTTCGCTAAAGCCACGGGGATTTCCGAACACAGTATATCCTTAAAAATGAATGGAAAACTGCCATGGAAGCAACTTGATATCGAGAAAGCCTGTGATGCATTTAGCAAATGCGGAAAAGATAGAGAAGTAGTGATTCCTTATTTTTTTATCTTAAAAGTTCAAAATTGAACAAGAGGCATAAACAAAGCCCTCTTCGCTATGAAGAGGGCAGGGGAGGAGGTGTCATTGTTCGGGACCGTTTTTGCCGGTGTTCCAAGACATGATCAAGGAAATGACGGTACTATGGTAAAGGTAGGCTATGACTTCGGATATAGATCGTCTCCATGAGACACCCAACATTTTGGACAAGGACGGCGGTCGCCCAAACCAAGAGTTGAATTACAGATGTGGGTTGACTTCTTTATGGATGGGCAGTGAGGCGTAGAGTGGTAACAGTCGCCGTAGGCGGAAAAGTATATTTTGCCAACTGGATATCTGTCCTGATGTTGATCGGCATAAAAGGATTCTGGAGGATCTTTCATCATGCAGGTAGCGGTTTTCCCTCCTCGTATATGGCGCTTTAAAAGCCGACAATAGACGGGGTGGCGATGAGGAAATCCATACGGATATCGACCATCCCACAAGGTCTCGTTTTTGCTATGTGGGCAGGTCACGCATTTGATTTTAGGGCGACCGTAGTTTGGACTTTTGCGTGATTGCAAATAATCACGGATAGGTAATACTACGAGCTCCAGTAAAAACGGGACAAGCCATACGGCGTTTATAACAACGCAAAGAAAGATTTGCCATGCTTCCATAGAATCACATCCTAACCAAATGTAGGGCATTACAACT